AACGAACCCAAGACGCAAACGCCCTTTAATCCATACTTTGTTATCCATTGGCTTAGGGAATTGCCCTAATTCGATACCGTCTAAATCACTCATAAGATCGGTTAATAGAATGGCGTTATTTGCCGTAATTCCTATTAACGTACCGTTGTCGATTCCTTTTACTGGCACGTACTCCATACCCAAGTAAAATAATTTCGGGTTTTTCTTGTCGCTATCGTCTACCGTCCAAGACGCCGCGATAACTTGGTTGTTTTTATCCGCTAAAGCGTTGCGCACCTTACGGCGGTTAGCGTACGACCCGTATACGAATAATTCGCCTTGGTCTTCCGCTTGTAACACGTCTTCGGGTACGGCGTCGTATACGCTTTCGATAGCTTCTAAGATGTTCGCTTTAGTAAGCGCCACCCCTACCAACTTAGCCGCTTCGGTCGATACTAAAAGCGTTTTAACCATTCCGTTAATACTGTTAGGGTCTTTCGATTCGTCCCCGCCTACTATCATTTCTTCGATTTCGTTAGAAAGCGCGATAGCGATAAGCATTAACGTAGCGTCTTCCAATTCGTCGGGTAACGCTTCGTTAGTCGCCCCAGGCGTTAACTGGTATAGCGTGCGTTTGTTTTCTAACTCGTCAATGCATTGTTCTAAGTTAATTTTGTAGGTTTTAACCTTCGCTACTTTTTCGCTTAGTTTTATGATTTGGTTAGGTGTCCAGGCGCAGTCTTTACCGTCAATTTGCAGTACCTTGTTTTCTAAGTCTATTTGGCTTAACAGTTCGTCGCCTTTTACGTCCATCATTAAGCGGATATAACCGCCTTGTACTAGACGCCCGGCAAACATTGCGCGGGTAAACCATTCGGGGTTTTCGTGCGGCTTATAGCTAAGACCGCTAATTTTATACATATTTGCCATTGTGCAATAATTTAAGAAGTTAATTAATTATTTAATTAACTTCTAGCACAGATAATAAAGTATGGAAAAAATGATTAGGAAATATGAGATTTTTTCTTGTGCTGTGCTAGAAGTGGCCAGGTAATAATAGGGGGTTACACCCCGACTGGCCACTTTGAAGGATCAGCTTATGATAGAGTAGAAACTTGGCGGGCTAAACCACATACCACCCACCCGAAGTCGGAAGTGTCTACACTTATCAACGGACCGCAGTTTCTGTTAGGGGTGTGACAATATCGTTTTACTTCTTAGTGAATTGAATATTAGTTTTTAAATTTTATGGCAGGTTATGGAGCATTTCAACGAGCTCGTAAAGGTTTTGGGTCCCGTCGGGGCATGCGCCGTAGTGGTACTAGTCGCAGTAATCGTTATGGTTATAAAAAGACTGGGGGGCGAACAAAACCTAAATTTGCAACAGTAGGTTTTAGTCGAAACGTAGAAAGAAAATATTTTGACAAGACGTACCAAGCAAGTGTGTTGGAAAGTTTAACAGGTACAAGTGCACCAAGTACTGCAAGAAACAATGGTGTGACTTACATCAGTAACACATGGGGGTCTTATACGTTTGGGACTCAAATCGCAGGTACTGCACCCGCGATCAACAATGATATGTTTAAGGGTTTGGCTACAGGTACAGATGCTCGTACGCGTATCGGGAATAAGTTGAAACCACAATACTTGAAGGGGTCTTTTACATTCACAGCAGCACTGTTGAACGCAGATGTGACGAAGGCACAAGGCGGCGAAGCATTCGCAACAGCGACAGCTAACCCTAGAGATGATTATTTGAGAACAACATACCGTATGGTGATCGTGAAGGATATGCAAGTGAATAGCACAGACGCACAAATCACTTGGCCTCAGGTGTTTGATACTACAGGTGCACAGGCAGGGGTCCATTCGGAACTGAACGTGGACAACATGGGGCGTTTTATCGTTTTGCAAGATACTACGTTCACTGTGGACGGAAACAGCCCACAAAAGACAATCCCATTTATGATCAGTGGAAGTGCTATAGGCCCAGTGAGATACAACGGGCCTAGTGGTGCGGCTTTAACAGACAAAGGGGTCGCGATTATTTTCGCAGCGTTCGTAATGGGGTATGGCGCTACAGCAGCGGAGATCAATTTGCAAGGGCCAGTTGGGAATTCACGTTTATGTTTTACAGACGATTAAAGAATTAAAACACATATATACTCACTTTTAAAAAATTCTCATTTTCTCAAATTTTTTCCATTAGGTCAAATTAACGTTACATATGGTTACATTAAACGGTGTTAAGCCTAAGAATAGTAAAGAAGGTAAGATATGGAACAAATACAACAACAATCTTAGTGACTATGAATGGGATTGGTACTTAATTAGACATTGGCCAAGAAATTTGGCACAAGCAGTTATTTCTGAAGATTTGGGTTACATGGAAAGATGGCAATTATGGTTATACTTTGTTGGTAACGGTATGAGTCCAACGCAAGGGACTGATATGGTATTGGATATCGGCAGTAAATACTTTGATAAAGCAGCGATTGCACACGTACAATCTTTTAACGATGAACATTTAGAAGCAAATGCTAAAAAATGGAGATATTGGGATGAAATACTAGGAAGAACAAGAGTATTGGCTGATTCTTTGGTATTAGATAAAATAACACATGGTGAATATAAAAAACAATGGAGAAATAATAATAGAAATGACGTAAACGATTTCTATTACAGTGGAAATACAAAAACTAAACAAAAAGCAGAATATGAACCTATCGAATTTTATGGTGAAGAGTATGTAGAAAAAGCAAATGAAATTAAAGCAAGTATAGACAGATGGTGGTATCGTGGAAAGAAGGAACGTAATAACGATGATGATAATGATGATCCGTTCTCTTGGGAACTCGAACGTTACGAAGGAAAGAGACCATAAGCTACATATGATTATGTTATATGATAATCTGAATTTTTTTAAAAAAAGGGTCTATAAGGCTACATATGATTGTATTAATAAATAAATAAGAATGTTCCGAATTTATCGGAGAATTAAATAAGAAGATATTAGTTGGGTTCCGATTCGTATATTCGGAAGGTAAAAAGCGACGTGGTCAGAAGGTTCGGAGAATTAAAAAGCGACGTGGTCAGAAGGTTCGGAGAATTAAAAAGGCGACGACGTCGTCGACATGTGTCGAAAAGAACATTTTGTCAAATTAACGTTATATATGACATTATAAAATGTTAAACATATATACAATAGTTAGACCTATTATAGCAATAACGAACACCAAGAACGAGAATAGATAATTATGACAAATAATAGGACAAATTTGGAAAAGAAAGAAAAAAAAAGAAAATGGAGGAACACCTCCCCACCCCAAATTTTTCGGGATAAGAATTTTCAAAGAAAAAAAGGACTCGCAAAACTCACCTTTATACCCAATTACCCAGATGTCTCGTCGTATCGCACCTGAAGTTGCTAGTACATATACTCCTCCAAATTATAAGTTCACTAACTCTATTATTAAACCATTAGGAGAATGCACACGTGCATTTATTGAAGAGATGATGAATGAAAATGAAAATTCCGTTCTTGTTAAAGATGAATGTGTTAACGTTACTAACGATACTGATACAACTGTTATTATAAACGATTCATTCGAACGTGATACTATTGATCGTATGAGTGCATCCGAAACAATTAGATTAGAATGGGATGTAGATGAAATTGATGACGAAAATTTTGAAAAAATTGTTAAAGTTTTCAAGAATATTAACATACCTGAAACCATGATTGACGAAGAAGGTGAAGACTTATTCTCTGACGATGAATTGTTAGATGATAATGATTACGTTAAATTACCAAAGGTTGAACATATCGAATTAGATTATGAAAAAGCAGCAGCAGAAGATGACGTGAAAGATGAAAAAGAAAGTTCATCAAAAGATAAACGTGTAATGAGATGGTGTTTTACATTAAACAACCCAGATACAACAGGTGATGAATTCGCAGAAATGTTGAAAGGTAAAAAAGAACTCAAAGGGTTCGTTTTTCAGTTGGAAGAAGGTACTAACGGTACAAAACACTTTCAAGGCTATTTAGAGTTCCATACAGCACAACGTTTCACAACTGTTAAAACATTACTCGGTAACCGTAATGCGCATATCGAAAGTGCAAAAGGCACTAAAGAACAAAACTTGAAGTATTGCACAAAAGAAGATGGTCGCAAAGAAGGTCCTTGGATTTGGGGTACATGCACCGATAAAAGAGGTCCAGGTAAACGTAATGATTTAGACGATTTTGCTCGTATGATTGACGAAGAAGGTGGTCTTACTGATGAAGTTTGCGAAGCTTTCCCAGGTCATGCTTTACAATTTAGACGCCATGCTAAGGAACGTGCAAATGATATTGCTTTGAAAAAAGCAAAAGAAAAAGAAATGGAATACTGGAAAGAACAACGTCGTTTAAAAGAAGCAGGTCTTGAGTGGGAAGGTCAAAAGCAAATGAAATGCAGATTGTTGTTCGGACCAACCGCTGTTGGTAAAACCAGTCATGTTATGATTGAAACCGTCGGTCGTGGTATCCCTTTATACAAGAAAAAGGGCAATAACAAATGGTATGAAGGTTACGCAGATGAAACATCTATGGTCGTTGATGAATTCAACACCGGTTTCTGTGAAGGTGATATTCGCAATTTTAACGAATATACAAATACAGGTGTTAACATCGTTGAGGTTAAAGGTAGTTCAACACTTTTGTTGGTTGAAGAAGCTTGGTTTACAACCAATAAACATCCTTTGGATATTTGGTCTGAATCTAAGGATAATGGTACTTATAAAGCTTTCGCAAGAAGATTCGCAGAAGTGTACTGGTGGAATGATGCAAGAGTCTTGAAGATTTTAAAAAATCCAGGTGATAAAGATAAAGCATTAGATGCAGAACAATGGAAAAAAGATTTTAAAGAATGGATGTCATTCTGGAATGGTAAACCATTAGCAGGTATGAGTATCGTCCCAGGGGAAGATATTAAGGATTATTTTACATTTGGTTGTCACCAATAAATAATATTTTTGTATTTTGATATTCGGTACCTTCAACATAAATTAGTATAAATCCTCTATAAAAATACATTGTTTTATATATAAATATATCAATTAATAAATTAATTAACTTCGCGTGACAACAGTAAACGGAGAGAAATTTAATACCAAAACAGCGTGTTTTTTGAATGGTTGTCACGAGAAGTGGCCAGGTAATACTTAGGGATTTTTGCAAAAATCCACCTGGCCACTGAAGGTTCTATTAACACAGTAGTAATGGGTTAAACCCGCCAAACAAACCCAATAACTATCAGTAGTTACCGGACCGTGTTCTGTATGGAAATTTGCTAAATATCAATGGCTGGATATGCTAGATTTAGAAGAACTCGTAAGAGTTTTGGGTCCCGTCGGGGCATGCGCCGTAGTGGCAGTAGTCGTGGTAGTCGTTATGGTTACAAAAAGACGAGGGGCCGCGGGAAACTTAAATTTGCAACAGTAGGCTTTAGTCGTAACGTCGAGAAGAAATATTTTGACAAGACATACCAATCAACTGTGTTGGAAGCTCCGACAGGTTCAACCTTGTTCATCACAGCAAAAAATAACGGCATGACTTACATTAGTAACACCTGGGGGTCTTATACATTTGGGACTCAGATCGCGGGTCTTGCACCCAATGCCAATAATGATATGTTCAAAGGTTTGGCAACAGGTACAGATGCACGTACACGTATTGGGAACAAGATTAAACCACAGTACTTAAAAGGGTCATTTACATTCCAAGCAGCTATTGTTGATACAACTGTAAACAAAAGTCAGGGCGGGGAAGCTTTCGCAGAGGCAACAGCTAATCCAACTTTGGGTTATTTAAGAACTACATACAGAATGGCGATCGTGAAAGATTTGCAAGTGAATAGTACAGACGCACAGATTACTTGGCCTCAAGTGTTTGATACTAACGGTACACAAGCAGGCGTGCACTCAGAGTTAAACGTGGATAATATGGGGCGTTTCATCGTGTTAGAAGACAAGATCTTCACATTAGATGCAGATAACCCACAGAAAACATGCCCATTTATGGTCAGTGGGAGTGCTGTTGGGCCAGTTAGATACAACGGGCCAGGGGGGACAGCATTGACAGATAAAGGTGTCGCGATTATTTTCGCAGCATTTGTTTCGGGGTATGGTACAAGTGCATTAGATATCGAACTGCCAGGGCCTGTTGGGAATTCACGTTTATGTTTTTCTGACGATTAAGATTTATAATTTATAAGTCCAATATAAACCAAAAAGAACAAGCTATTTCGGATCCCTT